TGATGTAAGCACTGAACTAAACTATGTGCCTGAGAAAGTGTCACATTTAGCAACCTCAATGATGTCTATGGGTGCTGTTGTTATTGATAACAATGGTGTCTATGAACTTCTTGATAATAATTAAGGGAGGTTTAAATGGCTTATAGTTCAAGTGGTTTACACAGAATGGCAGGTGCTAGTGGTGTCCAATTATGGATCTATCAAACAACAGATGCGATTGCCGCAATCAATACATCAGGGTATTTTAATGATGCCGCTAATATGATGAATGTTAGAGATCTAATAATTGTTATGGATACTAATACACCAACAACACATTTCTGTACTGTTTTATCCAATACTGGATCAGTAGTTGACGTTTCAGACGGAACTGCTGTAGCAGAAACAGACGGAGATTAGGAGTAGGGGGAGCAATCCCCCTATCTTTATATGGCAAGTACAGTAGCAAATTCAGCAATAGATATAGCATCAAGAGCCTTAGTTCTGATTGGTGCAGAACCTATTACTTCATTTGACTCTTCTAGTACTGAAGCCTTAGTAGCAACTAATATGTATGAAGATACAGTTAGAGCCATGCTGTCTACAGCAAGATGGCGATTTGCTACAGAACAAGCTGTACTCAATCAATTATCAGATGCACCTACTGGTAGATTTGATATTGCACATCAGTTACCAAGTAACTTGCTTGTGTTACATAGTGTTACAATAAATGATAGGTTAATAGACTTTACTGTTTATGGTGACAAAGTATTTAGTGACTCAACAAGTAATGACACATTGATTGCTGACTTTACATTTAGGGCAGATGAGATTGATTTTCCATCATACTTTTCTTTAGCATTGCAATATTCACTGGCATCTATCTTTGCTACATCTATAGCAAGAGATGATAGACTTATGCAGTTAATGGAAACAAAAGCTAATCAGTTGATGGCAAAAGCAAGAAACATTGATGCACAACAACAGACTACAAGAAAACTATCTACATCAAGATTTATAACAACTAGGAGAAGTTAATGCCTAGAGTTAGAGTGCCATTAAATAACTTTCAGTTTGGTGAAGTTAGTCCATCACTTACATCTCGTACAGATACAAAAGTTTATACTAATGCCGCAGAGCAAGTAAGAAACTTTTTTATTAGATCTGAAGGTGGTTTAAAAAAAAGAACTGGTACAAAAAGAATACATAATTTTGGTAGTAGTCCTGCATTTACAGCATTGGCTAGTCTTAGACAAAGTGTAAGGATAGAACCTTTTATATTTTCAGATGATGAAAAATATATAATAGCATTTAGTAATACAAGAATAGAGATATTTCAGATTAGTCCTACTGATGGATCTGTGTCATCTATACAGTCACTTACTAGTCAATCATGGTTAGTTAACACAACATCAGCACCATATCTTGAAGAAATTACTTTTGCACAGCAAGGTGATCTGATGTTTATTTGTCATAATACATTTCAAACAAGAATATTAGAAAGAACTGGTCTTACTACATTTGCTATATCAACATTTAACTTTGATACATCAAGAGATGGTAATAATATATTTCAGCCATATTTTAGCTTTCAATCATTAGGCACTACAATATCTTCTAGTGCAATAAGTGGTAATGGAGTTACTCTTACAACAAGTTCAAATTATTTTGTATCAGATCATGTAGGGGTTGATTTGTTAATAGGAGAAATCCGTTGCAGAATTACAGCAGTAGCAAGTGCTACATCAGCTACAGCTAATATACAAGGTACATTAAAGCAAAGATTAGAAATTGATAGCTTAAAAACATTTGAAGGCAGTGATATTATAGAAGTAACAAAAGCATTACATGGTCTTGCACAAGGAGCTAGTATTACTTTTCAAAGAGCAGGTGCAGTTGGTGGTATTTCAAACACTAATATCAATGGCACTAGATCAGTTAATAATGTAATTGATGAAAATACTTTTCAATTTCAAGCAGGTGCTTCTGCAACATCTAGTGCAGTAGGAGGAGGTAGCCCAACATTTACTACTAGTGCGGCTACTACAGAGTTTAGTGAGCAGAGTTATTCTGCCCTTCGTGGTTATCCTGCGGCAGTTACATTCCATCAAAATAGACTATGGTTTGGTGGCACATTAGCACAGCCTGATGGTATATGGGGAAGTAAGTCAGGATTATTTTTTAATTTTGATGTTGGTGATGCAGAAGATAATGATGCTCTTGATCTTACTGCAAATGTAGGAGAAATATCTTCTATTAGACATTTAGTATCTAATAGAGATTTACAAATATTTACTACTGGTGCAGAACTATTTATACCAACTATATCTAACAAACCAGTTACACCTGCAAATGCACAAATACGCAGACAAACACCATATGGCAGTAGTTTTGTAAGACCTACAGTTTTTGATGGTGCTACATTATTTATACAAAAAACTGGCAGTGCATTAAGAGAGTTTTTATTTACTGATGCAGAAGCGGCATATACTTCTGTTGCTGTATCAGGTCTTGCACCACATCTTATATTAGATCCAGTTCAACAAACATCTATAAAAGGTGCTTTGAATAGAAGTGAGTCATATGCTTTTCTTATTAATAATGATGGTACATTAGCTGTATTCTATTCTGTAAGAGGAGATCAAAAAGCAGGGTGGACTTTATGGGATACACAAGGTTTGTGGCATAGTATCTGTGCAGTGCATGAAAGATTGTTTGTAGTTTGTGCTAGAGATGATGGATCAGGTACAACTAAATTGTTTTTAGAAGAGTTTCAAGATGATATGCCTATGGATTTTTGTGATACATTTAGTGGTAGTGCTAGTGTGTTTGGAAGTTTAACATCACATTTTAGTAATAATGCTGTAGTAAAAGCTACAAATGGAAATGATTTTTTAGGTACATTTACTGTAAGTGGTGGTCAGATTGATGCAAGTGCTGTAAAAAGTGGCTTGAGTCAGGCATTTATAGGTTACTCATTTTCTCCAACTTTAAAAACCCTGCCTATAGATGCCACTATTCAAGGTGGTCCTTTAACTGGTGAGCCTAGACAAATACCAAAAGTCGTATTAGATTTACATTCAACACTTGCTGTTAGTGTACAAGGACCAAGCACAACATCAACAAGTAGAGATTTGGTTATTAGGAATACAACTGATACTGTAACTGGTGGCTTTATGGAAAGATCTGCTGTAACTGGTAAAGAAGAATTTAGGTTATTAGGATATAGTCGTGATCCTAGAGTGATAGTATCACAGTCTTTTCCTTTAGATTTACAAATTAACGGAATGATAGTAGAGGTGGCATTTTAATGGCAAATCCATTTTTAATAGCGGCGGCGGCTATACAAGGTATAGGTTATATGAGTGCGGCACGAGGTGCAAAAGCTGAAGGTGCATTGACTGTAAGAAATATTAAATCTCAGGCTAAGTATAGACAATTACAAGGATTACAAGAGCATAATCAAATTATGGCACAACTACAAACATTTAAAGATACGAATCAAAGTCTTGCAGGTGTGATGGGAAGAGATATAGGTAGTGATAGATCTTTAAAAAGATTACTTGAAAAAGCAAAAGAAAATAATGCAACAACAGTAGCAAGAGCAAATGTGCAACTAGGAGCAGATCTTTCTAAGTTTTCACAACAACAACAAATGGCAACTTTAAAAGCAAAAAATCTAAGTAGAGCATATAGATATAAAATGTTTAGTTCTTTTGCTAGTGCAGGTTATCAAGCGAGTATTACATAGTATGGTAGAATTTATAAAATCAAAACAAACTACATTTGTAAATAAACCAGTTGGTATAGTTAAAGCTGACACAGGTGCAACTTCTCTAGGTAATGCTATAGCTGACTTTGGTAAGACTTTACAAACAATAGCTTTTACTGAAGCTAAAAATGATGCCATAAAAACAGATATAGAAACTGCAAAAACATTACCAATTATTGATGACAATGGTAATTTTAAATTTGAAAAAGGCAATTTTTCTAAAGTAGGAGAAGCAAAAGCAAGATCAGTTCTTGAAGCAAGATATGCAAACAAACTAATGAATCTTGCAAAAACAAAGTTTAATACATTACATCAAGCCTATCAATATGACAAAGAAGGATTTGATGATGCGGCTAAAGATTATATTAAAGGTCATGTAGATAGTTTTAAAAAAAATGGTATGGAAACTTTTATACCTTCTTTCCTTTCAAAGATAGAACAACAAGCTGTATATCATAGTAATAAAATATTTAATGATGTAGCTGACGAAGAAGAACGTATAGCTATGGAAGATATTAAAATAAATATTGAAGATGAAGTAAGAACATTAGAAGCACTTAATTATAATTTACGAAATATAACTTCATACGAAGATGCAGAAGATGCTAAAGATTTAGAAGAAGATATAAAAGAAACAAATAAATATATTGAATCTGCTATCACACAATTAAAAGGAAAAAAGCATGGTTTGAAAGCACCTGCTATAAATGAAATTAGACGTAAGATGAAAATTTATAGTGCTAGTGGCATATT